GCCAAAAACAGCCCCCGGAACATTGGCCACCCATGAACACTCAAATTCCTGCTGAAACTGATCAGCAGTCATCATGGCCTTGGCAGCCTCCAGCTCCTCATCATCCAATATGCCGGTCTCACTAGCCCGGTATATCGCCGTATGCCAGTCATCTTGCCCCTCAGCCGCCGTATAAAGCTCATAGAAGGCGTTGTGCCCTCTTGGCGTACCAATGAACAGTGCCCAGCCTTTACGGTCGCTCAGTGCCGGCCTGATGATCTCAGGAAACAAACTCTCCGGCATGTCGGCCATTTCATCTAAAACAGCCCCATCCAAATAGATCCCGCGCAAGCTATCCGGGTTTTCAGCACCCAGCAACTGTATCCGGGCACCATTCGGCAGATCAGCCCGTAGCTCAGTCTCATGAAACCGCACCATAGGCACAGCCCCGGCAAACTGCTTCAAGTAATCCCATGCCACCGCCTTGGCCTGACGATACGTCGGCGCAATATACGCAAACCTTGGATTAGGCTTGGCGTTCAGTATAGCGTCCCTCAGCAAGTGATTTATCGCCATGACAGTCTTGCCCCAACGACGATGACAGACAATCACGCCCCAACGCCTAGCCTGCAGCTCTGTGTGTAGCTGGGCTTGGCCGGGTCGCGGTGTGTAAGGGATTTCAATGTTCATGTCAGAGACAGGCTCAGATCAGGATATTATACGCTATAGATTCGGCGGGCTAGTCTGGGGGTGGTGGGGGGTGCCGTTTTGCAAATCTGCCCCACAGAATCCTGTCCTAGACACGACATTTAGCATTGTTTTTTTTAGCCAGATCGGTAAGCCTTTGTTTTCCTTAGCTTTCGAAATTCCATAATGGATGTTATGCGACAAAACGTGAAACATTGGGGGTGTCCGTGAAACAATCAAGCCTCGCGTGCGCGAGCACTGTCACAGCCAGCCTCTTTTATATATCAATGCTCACCCCGTTGCAATCTCTCCGCCGCCCCAGCTCAGCGTAATCGTACCGCTAGTCTGTTGCTTGTCATCCGCCTTATCCCTGATACCCAGAGGTTGCATCTGACGTATATGCTTATCCTTGTGGTCTGCTTCTAACCGTCTACGCTGTACCTCAGCCATTGCTAGCTTAGGATCATCTGGTAACGGCGCTTCCACCAAATCTATGATCTGATCCCTCATAACCTCGCACTGAAGCGTCCTAGCCGTCCTGTAGGCTTTGTAGGCGTCTTCGTCCTCTTGCACATGCCTGAGCACTGTACGCCACGACGGCAACGTATCGTCGTTGTTACAAATCCTAGTCAGACTAATCCCGTCAGCGATACGCTCACAAATCGTAGTCATTTGCGCTTTTGTTATCCTGCGTTTAGCCATGTTGCCTCAAAGATACTGACCCAGTCCTGAGACTGAGCCAGCTTATAAGGTTCTCTATCTAGGGAGGAAAGATGCAACATCTTGTGCATCATATATGAAAATCTACCAATTCTAGGACATTCGCGTCAATAGCTTTGATCATATCTTGTAATACAGCCTAATCAGCGCATCTTTGTACCGCTTTTTGACTATTCTTGGGTCATTCAAGCTCAATAACCTAGCTATCTTAGACCATGATGGCCCCCGCTGCCGAAATGCCGCGCTATGAGCTACAGCCCATACCAAGCGCCGGTCATCGTCGTCTAGCATCTCTGAAGCGATCCTGAGCGCCTTGTCATACCTTGATATCTGATCTGGCGTAGCCTTGAGCCTGGGGGCTTCAAACGCATTGTAACCGTATGCTGACCAGCTCGTAACGTAGTCTGGCCAAGCACACATCTTCTGTTTGCGTACAGCCGGCGGTAATTTGCGTTCTGTCTCTGCCGCCTCAAGAAATAGATCGTTGAGCTCAACGACGTCCATCGAGCTCTCCTAACTTGTTATTAAGCCAGTCTTGCCTGTCCAACGGAGACAAAGCACTTACAGCGTTCTGCAATTCCATGAATCTGTCAGCGCCAAGCATAGGACGCAATCGCTTGAAAACGCGCCGCTGCAACTCATCCAACGGCGATAGCTTAGATCTGGCTATAGCTGAGACATACTGAGAATTACTATGCTTGGCTATGTTATTTATTAGTTTATTTATGTTTGGGTTAGCTGAAATATTCTTAGACTGTCTTAGATTAGTCTTAGCTATCGCGGCTTCGCCGATCTTATTTTTCGTTCTCATAACCTGTCAAGCCCCTTTCCCATCAATGACGCCTAAATAAATACTTTTCCACAACCCTGCGCCCATATTGTGGCATCTCTGGCATGGGCACGACCTCATCTAGGTCATATTCCATGGGCACCAGCTCAACATTCATATTCAAAATATACACACTGATAGGCTCTGGGTGCACCATGGCATAACCTTCCGCTGCCATCTCTGCATATTGCTTCATCTCTTCGACAGTCGCCAAACCTATGGTCATATGATCCTCTAGGTCTTGCAGATCTTCGCTCTCACCGGGCATTACAATCGCACAATACGGCATTACCATCCATTCCCTTGCTGTTTCTCCGCTTGTCGCACAGCTTCACGCCAGCATTTATCATTGGCACAAACCAGTTTGCCACTAGCCAATATCACCCAGGTGCCCATCATCCGTTCATGATACGCTTGACAGATAAAACACCTCTGCGGCCACTGCGTCTGATCCACTGTACATCTCCATAACCTGCCGTGCCATCTGATCTAGCACATAACCCTCTGTAAGCACCCCGTGACCCTCATACTGCGTCACAGCCCATGGCTCGATGCCCCATGCCTCAGCTATCATGAATAACCCCATACCATCCAAAATAGCGCGGCGATACTCAGCCTTAGCTAGCACCATGGCATCATCATACCTCACCCCGTACACTCCCCACCATCTGCCTGACAAAAAAAGCTCTCATCATCGAAAACCCAATCAGCTTGCCGGCTCACAAATTCAGAAAATTCTGCCAAATCTCTATCTTTGCGAAAGGTTGAGCCGGTTTCCCGCTCCATTCTGACCCACCATTCGATCTTGTCAGGCATTGTCTTGGCAATGTTGGCTAATATCTTCTCGCTCTTGAGGAAGCACATATCGCAGTTACCAAGTGGCGTGGCGCCATTTACATTATCTAATTTTAAATCAAACGAATGACCCGCCCAAAACTCAGCAATATCACGCTTAGTTACGCCGGCATCATTCAGTGGATACCAGTACGACCAGCGATCTTTGCTATTAACTTTGGCTCTGTGAGCCTCATCAGCCCTGATGCCAACACACGCCACCCACTGTTTCCAACCCAAATGTTTCGTTAGATACCGTTTCATAGGCCTGATTTTGAGCTCAGTAGTGCAAAAGCGAGTGACAATATTGGGTAAATATTTTTTTGATTTAATTAAAATTTCAAAAGGCTCACCGTTTCTGGCCGCTGAATTGTTGCCGACAACACGGAAACCAGCCTTATTGTCAGGCCGGTCATATTCTAGCCACACAATCGGTACACCCCACCGACTGCCGCACTCATGCACAAAATCCAATGTCTCAGGCATTTCTCTGCCCGTATTTGCGAACATGACTTGGCAGCGCTCTGGCAAATCGCCATTGGCTTGCAGTATCTCATGCAACATATAGGCTGATGTTCTGCCGCCACTAAAACTGATTTGTATATTGCCGTCCGGTAATGTGTACGGGTTCATGTCAGCCACCGTATCTCTGGCGCGCCGCAAAAGCCTGAGCGCCATACAAACCACGCATAAGCCGTTGTCCCTGACCCGGCCACCTCTTGATCACCACGCCAGATAGTCAATCGCCGGCTAAATACATGCACCCTCATCGGCGGATGCTCAGAAAACAGCCTAGAATGGCGCTGTACGCCCTCTAGGAAGCTCAGGCGTAGCAACCAAGCATGTTTGGTGCATCCAAGGTGTATGGCATGTGTTATGAACTGTTCAGCGAGTTTATATGGCGGATTGCTGATTATCGCGCTGCCCCATGGTTTGGTCTCCATCAAAAAATCAATGCCGGTTTTATCCCCATAACCATAATCATTTAGATCTGTCGCCCAGAACTCATAGCCATTGGCCTCTAACACCTTGCAGATTGCACCATCACCACATGCCGGCTCCCACAGCGCGGCGTTTTGATTCGTAAACTGCTCAACATCGAGCAATGCTTGCGTCGCCTCTGGCGGCGTTGGATACCAGTCATCCTTTTGTCTGCTCATCTTCTACCGCCTTTATCGTTAATCCAATCTGCATGGCTATTTGCGGGACAATCGCATTGCCTAATCCTTTAAGTCTGTCCACCCTTCTGGGTATCCCATTAGCCACTCGACCCACTGGGGGTTCAAAGTCCCAACCCCCGTGTTTCTCACATCTGGGTGATTGCCCAGCATCTTCTGCATCTTGCCATTCGGTGTGCCACAAGCATCCTCGTTTGCTGTAGGCGTCGGCCACATCTTGACCTGATCCGCTAGGTTCGCTCCGAATTTCAAATCCGGGTTGGTCTGGCTGATCCGTCTGCCCTGTTCGTCCAGTTGCCGCGGCCCCCCGGTTCCGTCCGTTGTCCGTGGTGTTGCCCACCATCCGCTGTTCATGCTTGGCGCCATCTGGTTCGCCTTGGCTGTTGGCGTGTGCAACAATCCAGACCCTGTCTCTTCGGTGCGGGGCATTGACGGCGCAAGCTGGAACAACAAACGGTTGGCAGGTGTAGTCTTCGGCCTCCAAGTCAGATAGCACTTGGTCGAGCCCCAAGCTGATGTGCCCAAAAACATTCTCGAGAACAATCCAATTGGATCGTTTTGCTTGAATAATTTTGTATATTTCTGGCCAGATGTGGCGGTCATCTTCCGCGCCTCTTTGCAACCCGGCAACACTAAAGGGCTGGCATGGGTATCCTGCTGTGAGGATGTCGCAGTCTGGAACAAGTCCTGTTGGGTCATTGGCTAGCTCCCTCACATCTTCAGCAATCGGCACATCAGGCCAATGCTTTGCTAATACCTTG